CATCACTGATTTGAGATGGTGACTCATCCGCAATAATCATATCTAAAAGGTCATCCATTTAATTGTATAGTAAACAACTAGATATATTTATATTTCCCCACCTTTGGGCATTTCTGGTGCTTCGGTTGAAGACCCGTCAATGTCAGGTTCCATTTGTGGTTTTCCTAAGTCTGTGCTTGCTTCCGTCTCAAAAGGCAATCCGGTTGCAGGGTCAATCGTTGCAGGATCTGGAATAATTCCATCCTTAATTTCTTTTTTGATAATTGCATCCTGCTCTACAATTTCTATATCAGTTTGACGCAAGATCTTACGTCTAATATAATCTTGTGAATAGTATTTACCAACATATGGTTCTGCAGTTGCAACAAGAGCAAGTCTCTCATTCATCAATTCTGCATCTTTCAGTTCTGAGAAATGATTGTCATACAAGAAATCATACTGAATATGCTCACTCATAATCTCCCAATCTTCGGGAGTAATTACATTCTTTAGGATCAATTGGGTCTTCAGCATGTCATTAAACATGTTGGAGAATCTCTTTCTTAAACGAGAAACAAACTTGGTGAACTTGAGTTCATCTCTTAAGATCTCAGAAGATCTCCCCAAGTTAAACCCACCTTCTCCATCCATTCGTGATGGTGGGACGTTAAGCGAACGGTAGAGTTTCTTTTTAAAATATTCAATATCAGTGATTTCACCCAAGTTTTGTCCGCCAGGGAGAGTGGAGATTTCGGTTCCTCTTCCACCCTCACGCCTAGGAAGCCAGAAGTCTTCAAGCATTGCCATGTACTTTTTGTCATCACGAATCTCTCCAGTGTTTGCATCATACACAAGTTTGTTACGATAACGCATCATAACATCACGCAAATATTGTTCTGCTTTTTGCTTGGGCAGATTACCAACATCAATGTAGAAAATTCTACGCTCTGGTGCTCTCGATAGTCTATAGATTACAAGACTATCCTCAATCATTCTTAGTTGATTGAGTGATTTGATTGATTTGTGGAGATATGAAAGAGTTGTTCCTTTATTTCTATCTACAAGACCAGAAGTGCAATATGTAATTGCATCTCTTGCAATTTTAATTCCTTGATTTGAACTAGACTGCATAGGGTTTCCACCATATGAAGACTTAGGATTATAGATAAAATATTCTTCAATCTCTGGGAAATCATAATCCATAGGATTTGGATCCCTAGTATTAACTAATCTATTATTTCTACCGTCATTGGGTTTTTTCTTTTGTTGTCTTATATAACGCATTTTCATTGCGTCAATATATCTTAATTCTTGAATACCCTCTTCAGGGTTTTTCATATCGATAATTTTATGATAATAAATCCTACCATCAATATACCAGTTACGATAAATCTCATGCGCTTTCTTATCAAAATCCAATAAATCTAAAATATATTTAAACTCTTTTCTAATCTTAGATTTAATACCATCACTAGCATTAAGATTTGAAAGTTCTATTTCTACAGGACTATCATTAGAATCAGATACTACTGCTTCATTTACAATATCTTCAATTGCACTGTCTGCTTCTGGATGAAGAGACATTTCACGATATCGTTTGATTAGATCAAACTCAGTTTTAAATACACCTTCAATATCAACATAAGAACCAAAAAAACCACTACTCGCATAGTGGTCAGACCCGTCCTCATTATTTGGAGGAACGGGACTGACTGCTGATGGTGAGAGTGGTTCGTTGTCCTCTATTGAGAACCCAAACAGTTTTGCCATTATTATATTGGAACTTTTATTCTGATCTATTTATTAGATCACGCTCCCGGTGTATTTTCCCCACCACTTAGATTAGATGGTGCCCAATATTGTACTTGGAATTCTACAGTGAATTCTTCAATGGTGTCACCAGTATCATATGAAAGGTCAATTGCGCTTATATTGGTTGGGAAAATTCCGTAGAACTTATACTGCTTTGCATTTTCCAGTCCTTGACCATCTTTTGCACTAAGTGCAGTTGCTGATCTAGCAAACTGAAGAACTTCAGCATCAACTTGATATGAACCTGGATCAGTTGCACCAGAACCATCAGCATACTGACCAACAAATTGCATCCATGCTTCCATGGCAGTGCGAATTTTAAAGTCATTATCATTGATGACTGTTACAGTCCAGGTATCAAATGTACGGTCTCCAGCAACCTTAAAGATTCTTCCTCTGAAAGGAACATCGATTGAAGCGATGTTGGATGCAGGCAACTGAGCAGCCTTACAGAGTACTGAAAACTCATCTGAATCATAATCAGCTCCACCAGGAAAACTAGTTAAGTTTACTTGGAATAGATTAGGGCGTGCGCCGCCGCCCTTCAGAGTTGATTTAATTTTTTCGATTGAATGTGCCATTTTGTGATCCTCCTTTTGTTATTTAGATGATATTATCAAACTCTACCAGTTACTTCCTCAAAACTGATGCCCGTTCTAGTGGCAACAAATGTGAGGGTAACATAGTTGATTGACTTGGCAGGCTTCAGGAAGATGTCTGCTCTAAACTCATTATTATCAATAACATCAGGAGTATTATTCGTGGTGTCGCAGATAACAGCGAATCCATAAAGACCTCGCTTTGCCTGGACATCGCGAAGGTATGGTTCAACAATGTTTCTAAAGTTTGCTCTCGTCAACTCATCATTGAGTTCAAAGAGTTGTGCTTCTGCTGCTTTCTGTAGTGCTTGCTCAATTGTAAGGAACAGGCGACGAACATTGATTCTATCAAATGCAGATGCATATCCAAGAGCAGTCTTATCACCAAAGAGAAGTGTTCCAAGACCAGATTGTGTGATGAAGGAATTAATTCTAGCAGGATAGAGACGATCTCTTTGTGCTTTATTTGGATTGAATGCAAGTTTGACTGCATTATTGATAATACCACGCTGTTGACCAGCAGGTGAGAACCAAGGATATGCCACCATGTTTGTGCGGTGCATTAGACCAGCAACGTCCGGGTTCGTTGGAACATAACGGAATTCGTTGTTAAATCTATCATATTGATACTTGTATCCACTATCAAATACCGCATAAGAGGAAGATGCGAGTGAACTAAAGTAGTTGATCAGATTATCAGTTTGAGTGTTTGTGTTGGTAAGTCCAACCAAGTCGGTTCTGTGTGGTCCTACAGTTGCAACACAATCCTTTCTGTCATTCGCAAGAGAGATTACATAATTTGCTTTTGCCTGAGATTCTGCTTGGGTAGCACATCCAGGACCCATGATCATGTAATCAACTTGAATTTCATCTTTGTTTGCAAAGAATCCATATGCCGTGATGAGACTTGAAAGTTCTGCCTTCATTCCACCAGTTGCGGAATAATCAACACCACCAGCAAAGGTGTAGTTTACATTACCCAGTGCAGAATAAGTAACTCCTTGTGCATCTAATCCCCAGAGACCGTCTCCAGTAGTTACTGGTGTAAATCCTGCAGAGAATCCAGTTGCTCTTGGAGTTGTCAGTTTAACAGTATCAAGTCCTTGTGATGGATTGTAACCTGCATAAACATTAGCAGAGTAGTCTGCAAGATAATCTTTGTAGAAAATTCTTTGAGGAGCATTTACGTTTGAAATTGCATCTCCTGCTTTAGAAAGATTGAGATGCTTTTCAATAATGTTTCCTTTGATTCCAGTAACGGAACCTTTATCATCTACAACTACAACGTGTAATCCATCATTCTTACCACTTCTATCAGTTGTATAGACGTTAGATATTGGTCTTGGTGCAATAGACTTCCAGAAAGTTGCTGCATTTGTCAGACCCAAAGTCTGTTGATCATACCAATCAACTTGACTTACTGGAGTATATCTAGTTGCATGAAGTCCTGTGCTATTAATACCAGCACTATTAACAAAGTCAAGAGGAACTGCTGTTCCAAATGATCTTGTTGTAGAACCTTCCTGATAGGTGATTGCAGTTTCTGTGGATCCACCACCAACTGTCTCTACGCGAGAAACAACTTTAACATCGATGGTGCTATTTCCACCAGTAGCATCAGTTGTTACTCCGGTAATAATTCCCTTAAGGAAACCAGTAAATCCAGTTGTTGATCCTGTTCCAGGAACTACTGCATTATTTAAAGCAGCAGTAACACCAAATCCAATTGTTGCACCTGTATTTCCAACATTAACTGTTGTAATTCCGATTACTTGGTCTGCAAGATCATCGATGACACAAACCTTTAGTCCATCTGCCCACTTACCTGGGTTCTTTGCAGCATAGGTAAAGTTAGTAGCAGATTTATAATTCTGCTGATAGTCATCATAGTTTTTAATTTTCAGTGCAGTTGTCGAAGCAACACTTACACCAGCATTCGAGTTGTTGAGGTTAGTATCATCTGCTCTTACTACTTTGAGAATTCCTCCATAAGAAAGGTAATTCGCAGCACTCATCCAATACTCATACTGAGTATCAGTTGAAAGTGGCTTACCAAAGGTATTGATAAGTTCTTGTTCTGTGGCAATATCAATTGGTTCTTCAACTGGTCCAATCTGGAAAGGTCCAGCAATTGCACCAATATTATCTAAGACATTATCAGCTCTTCCTACGGTTAGGTCAACCTCCCTGACTAATACGCCAGGAGATAATTGAGGAGTCGCCATGTTTTGATTCTCCGTGATCTCAGTTTAGAAATATTTATTAAAAAGGCACTTTTGATAGGGGAAACATGACGCGAACTACCAATCTGGATATTCCCATTCTTTAATTTTAGGTTTCTTTGTTTCCACAATTCTTTTTATAGTACAGTCTTTACATTCATATGAATATGATGAAGCGACAGGTCCTCTATCTTTTCTTGTTCTATAAAAACTTTCTACGAGAT